GATTAGGTGTGCCGCTAGAAGACTATGCGAAACAATTAAACATCACGGAAGGATTATAAGTCTATGGAAAATGAAAAAATAAAAACTTCACGTGCGAGTACCACTAGAGAAAAGACAAAGAAAAAAACTACGTGGACTCCACCCAATTCACTCGATGCACCACCTGCGCCTCATGGGTTCAGACACAGATGGATAAGAACAGAAGTTCTTGGTTTCGACGACACTAAAAACGTTGCCGGTAAACTAAGAGAAGGATGGGAGTTAGTGAGAGCTGACCAATATCCTGAAACTGATTATCCAGTTATGGCCGAAGGGAAATATGCAGGAGTTATCGGAGTGGGAGGCCTAGTGTTGGCTAGGATATCTGAAGAAATCGCGCAATCTCGTGAAGCCTATTTTAAAAGACAAAATATGGATCGCGACGAAGCAATTAGGAACGATTTACTAAAGGAACAACACCCAAGTATGCCGATCAATCAAGAGAGGCAGACTCGTGTAACTTTTGGTGGTACAAAGAAATAATTATTTAGTAATTTCTAGTTCCAACAAATTAAATTAACGTACTGGAGGCCTTTCGGGGCAGGTACAAAAAAAAAGGAAAATAACTATGGCTAATACAAGTACAGCTGGTTATGGATTAAGAGCCGTGATGACTGTTGGAAATACTCCAGCAACATCTGGTCAATCCGAATACCAGATATTAGGACAGGGAGCAACTGCTGGAACAGCCGTTCTCTCTCAAACCTTTTTCAAAGGCGACACTGTTTCTATCAATGATGGAACTGGTGCGGGTGCTGCAGGCGGCGCAACCGGAGCTGGCGGATTAGGTTATATTCAAGATGCTACCTATGTTGCAACAGATGATGCAGGATTAGGTGGAGCTTCTTGGACGAATGCATCAAGTCCTTTACTAGTGGGTGTCTTTAATGGCGCTTATTACGTAGCAGGATCAACATCAAAACCTACTTGGGCGAACTCATTTGACAATGGGACGACAGTAACGACAGACTACAACACTGGTACAGCAAATGTTTCAGCTTTTGTAATTGATAATCCTTTCCAGGAATACAATATCAGAGCAAACGATGCATGGACTCAAGGTGATGTAGGAACGTCGTTCAATACAGGTAGCAACGGAGCAACAGGAATAAGTGGAATGTCTGACGAAAGATTAGACGTTACTTCAGCAGCAGCTGCAACTAGCGCACTAACTTTAGTAAGATCTGCTAATGTACCTGATCAAAAAGATCAGACTGTTGGTGGTTCCGATGTTGTTGTATTAATCAATCAAGCGTCAGCTTTATTCAATTAACCAGAATAGGAGAAAATAAACATGGCAATATCAAGAGCACAACTCGTTAAGGAGTTGGAACCAGGTTTGAATGCACTATTCGGACTTGAATACAGACAATACGCAGATGAAACAAAAGAGATATTTGATACGGAATCTTCAGACAGAGCGTTTGAAGAAGAAGTGATGCTATCTGGTTTCGGAAATGCAGCAGTTAAACCTGAAGGTCAGGGTGTAGCATTTGACGACGCACAAGAAACTTTCACTGCGAGATATACTAATGAAACGATCGCTTTAGCGTTCGCAATCACTGAAGAAGCGATTGAGGACAACTTGTATGACAGACTTGCGTCTAGATATACAAAAGCTTTAGCAAGATCTATGGCAAGCACTAAAAACATCAAAGGCGCGGCAGTGTTGAACAATGGGTTCGACGCAAACTACGCTGGTGGTGATGGTGTTGCTTTATTGAGTGTAGCACACCCAACTCTATCAGGAACTTTTTCTAATAGATTGGCAACTAACTCAGATCTTAATGAAACTTCATTAGAACAATCGTTAATTGACATCGCAGCGTTCACAGACGAAAGAGGCTTAAAAGTTGCAGCTAGAGGAATGAAATTAGTAATTCCTTCTAACTTACAATTTACAGCCGATAGACTGATGAAATCTCAAGGCAGAGTTGGCACAGCTGATAATGATATCAATGCAATCAAAAACATGGGAATGGTTCCAGAAGGATATACTGTAAACCATTACCTAGTTGATACGGATGCATTTTTCATCAAAACAGATGTACCAAACGGGATGAAACATTTTAATAGATCCCCTATCAAAACTACTATGGAAGGCGACTTCGATACTGGTAATGTTAGATATAAAGCTAGAGAAAGATACGTTTTTGGATTTTCTGATCCAAGAGGCGTATTCGGAACTCCCGGCGCGTAATAAATAATTTAAAGGGCCGCCTCAAAACGGCCCTTTTTTTAAGTATAAAGGTGTATAAATGAAGAAAACTTCTATCAATATCTGGGCCTATAATCATCATGCAAAATTTAACATTGAGCATGAGTTAGATACTGCTGAAAATGTAGAAAAAGCAGTACTTGACAAGTTGGGAGAAAACAGTATAGTGTGGGAGTATCTCGGAGATAGTTATCATCCGGGATCGAATCGAATAACTTATGAGGAGGTTATTGATGATACAAGAGCTGTACAAACAAAAACAGTCCTTGGAGTTGAAGTGGCAACAGGAGCATATTGACAATGGTAAATATACTCTTAATATGACGCTTATTGATCATACGATTAAAAAGGTCATTACCGACATAAAGCTTGAAGAAGCTCGGATTGCTAACTTAGAGAATAAAGTTGAAAACTCGGCTCCACAAGTTTCTGTAGCTACTTAAGCACAAAGCTACATCGCTGAAATCGCACATTTTCTGTAGGATCTCTTGCACTCTACTTAAAAATCATATATAAATAACACACTATACATAAATTAATATTCTGCATAGACGCAGTATAGTCGACGGCCTAGAGACTATGTGGAATTTAACTAGGAGAATATATCATGGCAAATACTAACTTTTCCGGCCCAATATCAGCTGGAAACATAAGAAACACTACAGGAACAACTGTTGGTGAAAATGTAAAAAATACAGGTCAAGTTGTAATGTCTCAATCAATAATGATTGACACTGCAATCGCAGCCGGAGCAACTACATTCAATGTAGGTGTAATACCAAAAAACTCACAATTACTTACAGCTACAATAAGAACAGCAGTAGTTAATAATAATGTTACTTCATGTACTGTATCAATGGGTAAAACAGCAAGTGTTGCATACTTTTTAGCTGCTCAAGATGGTCAAGCTTTAGCAGAGTACTCTACTTTAGCAACTGGATCTTTAGATGAAGCTGATAGATTTGGTTCTGATACTCAAATTATAGCTACAGTAACTACAGTAGGCGCAGTGGATGCTACTCCAACAGGACAAACAACTGTTACGTTTACATATTTACAAGCGAACAATTTAAGCGACGCTACAGCAGCGTAATTTAATTAATAATTCAATGTGGGCTTCGGCCCACATATAATTTAATAGGAGAAAAATTATGTCAGGCGGCGGATCTTTTACAAGCGACCAAACAACCTTACACCAAGCAGGTGCTACAGCTGGGATAAATCTTAGAACAGGTAGAACTAGAGTTACATCTATTCAAGCTGCAGGAGCAGGTGCATCAACAGTTGCACTTTACGATCAAACAGCTGCTTTAATTGTAGCGGGAAATCTAAAGGCAACATTTTTATTTGATACAGATGGTTTATCTGTTTATGTTCCAGGTTCAGGTATTTTATTTAAAGACGGAGTTACTATTGTAGTGACAGCGTCAGCAGGAGCTACATTAACTATCACTGGAGGATAATAGTTTATGGCAACTATTACTTACACAGTTACTGTTGCAACTGGTACTAATGCTTTTAGTGCTAGCAACCCTAAATTTTTTATTAATGGAGTTGTTAGTCCTATCTTGTCTTTACAAGAAGGTAATACGTATATTTTTGATCAAGCTGATACTACTTGTACAGGTTATTTAATAGCTTTTTCAGCTACTACTAACGGAACTTTTACAACAGGTGGAGCAAAGTATACTACCGGTGTTACAGAAACAGGAACACCTGGAACTGCAGGAGCCAACACAACAATTGTTGTCGCTCCGGTTAGAACTGTAGGCGCTCCGGCATTATTTTATTATGATGGTGGTGCCGTTGGAACTTCTGGAATGGGTAATAGTGCACAAACTATTTCACCTACATCAGGAAATACAAATATATTCAATCCACAAATAGATGATATTATTCAAGAATCATTTGAAAGAACTAATATAAGAGGAACTAGAACTGGTTATCAATTAAGATCAGCTAGACGTTCTTTAAATATTATGTTTCAAGAATGGGCAAATAGAGGAGTTCATTTATGGAAAGTAAAACTTGCACAAATCCCTTTAGTTTTAGGTCAAGCAGAATATAGTTTTGCAAGTGATTCGGTTAATTTTCCAACTGATATTAGTCAAGTTTTAGAAGCCTATTATAGAAATAATTCTACAACAACAGCTCCTCAAGATATTTCATTAACACAAATTAGTAGATCATTTTATAATAATACTCCTAATAAATTAACTCAAGGAACACCTTCACAATTTTATGTGGATAGAACAATTAATCCTAGTATTTTTTTATATGCTACACCAAGTGCAAGTGTATCAAGTACATCTACACCAAGTAGTTATCAATTTTGTTTTTATTATTTAGCACAAATAGAAAATCCAGGAGCATATACAAATGTTTCTGATGTCGTTAATAGATTTTATCCATGTATGATGTCGGGTCTTGCTTATTATTTAAGTATGAAATTTTCTCCTGAAAGAACTATTGAGTTAGAGAGAATTTATGAAGGTGAAATGGCAAGAGCATTAGATGCTGACAACCAAGGAACATCTACATTTATTTCTCCACAAACATTTTATGGTGATGGGGTAATGTCATAATGGGAGTTTTTGCAAGAGGTAAACAAGCATTAGCTATTTCAGATAGATCTGGATTAAGATTTCCATATACTGAAATGGTTAGAGAATGGAATGGTTCTTTAGTTCATTATTCAGAGTATGAAGCAAAGCAACCACAACTTCAACCTAGACCTGTTGGTTCAGATCCACAAGCTTTACAAAATCCAAGAGTACAAAGAGCATCTACTCCTCAATTAATTTTATTAAATAATAATCCTTTTGAAGTTATTATTTTTGGACTCAATACTTATGTTAATGTTTATTCTTTAGATCATCAAAGAGAAGCTGATAGTAAAGTTAGACTAAGAGGAGCTGCAAGAGTTGTTGAAGCTGGCCCTGGAGGTACAGATCCTGCCGATGCTTTAAACTTACAACAATTTGCTTCTATTCCAAATATATCAGGAGTAGTAGATATTGATGCGGCAGCTGGCTTTACAATTCAATTAGGAAAAATTGATGCTGCAGGAAATGTTACACAGGCTACAACTACAGACATCTTAACTAATCCTATTAGTTATTTTTATTTTCAAAGTGGTGACACTGCTACAACATCTGGTATAACAGGTGGTGGTTTAAATTGTTCAGCAGGACCTGTAACATTGGAGGCATTATAATATGGCATACCTTTTAGCAAATTTAAAATCAGATATCAGAAGTTATACTGAAGTATCAAGTACAGTTTTAACTGATGCTATTTTAGATACTATTATTCAAAATACAGAAAATGGTATTTTAAGAGCAGTGCCAACAGATCAAAATGCTCATTACGCAACATCTAATTTAATTGTGGATAATAGATATGTAACTATTCCAGATGATCTAAGATCTATTAATTATGTTCAACTTAAAGATAGTGCAGGAAATCAAACTTTTTTAGAACAAAGAGATCCTAGCTTTATGGCAGAATTTTACTCTACTCCCTCAACTGAGGCTGTGGGAATTCCTAAATACTACGGGAACTGGGATGAAGAATTTTGGGTAGTTGCCCCTACTCCGAACAAAACCTATGCTATTACTTTGGCATATAATAAAGAAGCTATTAGTTTAACAAATACAACAGAACCTATAGGATCTCCGGCGGCAACTAATGGAACTTATTTATCAAATAAATATCAAGACTTGCTTTTATATGGATCTTTGGTAAATACATATGGGTACTTGAAAGGTCCACAGGATATGATACAATATAATCAAGGGCTTTATGAAAATGCGCTTACAACGTATGCAACTGAACAAATCGGTTACAGACGCAGAGACGAATACGAAGATGGAATGATTCGTCAACAATTAAAATCAAAATCACCATCTGGTTACGGAACAAAATAATTAAGGAGAAAAAAATATGGCAAACGTAGTACCCTACTTTTTTAAACAAGAAGTTTTAAAAGGTAATATAAATTTAACTGCGGCTTCACCCGCAGCAGGATCATTTTGGTTAGCGTTATTTACAACCGCTGCACCTTATACTGCATCTTCTACAGTTTATTCATCGGCCGATGCCGGTCAAGTTGGAACAGTGGGAACTGCTTATGCAACAGGTGGACTAAGTTGTGGCTTAGGAGTAATTGCTCAAACAGGAAATTTTACAACAGTAGATTTTCCAACTAATCCAAATTGGGCGGCGTCTACAATCACTGCACGAACTGGAGTTTTATATCAATATGTTGATGGAACAACAGGAGCCAATCAAAGAATTATGGCTATTTTAGATTTTGGGGCCAATATTACTTCAACGGCTGGAGATTTTACAGTAACTTTCCCTAGTCCAACATCTGATGCTGGATCGGGAGCTGGTTCTGGAGCTATATTAAGTATAACTGGAAACCCATAGGATTAAATTTTTATGGCTTTAGTTTTAAATGATAGAGTTAAAGAAACTAGTGTAACAACAGGTAATGGTGATATCACTTTAGCTGGTGTTGCTGCTGTTAATTTTATTACTTTCAATACTGGAATTGTTCCTACTAATACCACTTACTATGCAATTGTTAATCAAGGATTAGCTGAATGGGAAGTAGGAGTTGGAACTTTAACTGCTTCAACAACATTACAAAGAGACACAGTTTTAGATAATTCTGCTGGCACAACAGCTAAAATAGTTTTTAGTGCTGGAACTAAAGATGTATTCTGTACATTACCGGCGAGTAAAGCTATTTATTTAGATGCTTCAACGCCTCCAGTACCAGTAGGAGCAGCAAGCGCAGGTTTTGCATTAGCAATGGCTGTCGCTTTATAGTACAATAAAAGGAAAAAAAATATGGC